ACTGAAGGAGGAGAAAAAACGGAATGGATATCCAATCGTATCTGAAACAGGCCCGGTATCTTGACCTGCGGATCAACATGAAGCTGATGCAGCTGACAGCCCTGCGAAGGCAGGTCCTGGCGGCCGATCCGGACGGCGGCGGAGGCGGGGCGGCTGCGCTGGAGGAGGAAATCCGCCGGGATATCGACGAGATGGCCGCGCTGAAAACGCAGATCATGGGGCTGATCCGCCGTCTGTCCAGGCCCGAGTATCAGACGATCGTCGAGTTTCGCTATCTGTACGGCTGGTCATGGGAGAAGATCTCGGCCAACATCGGCTTCTCGAAGTCTTATGTGCGGGAGATGAACAGCCGCGCGCTGCGGGAATGCGGGCTGCTTTTGAAAGTCCCTGACGAACCGGCGCAAAACAGCACTTTTCTTACGGAAATTCCGGCACTTTCCGGCAGACGCTGAGGCCCCTCTCTCTGCTATACTGCCGCAGAACACAAAAGAGGTGAAGGCATGAAGCGAAGGAAAACGCAGGCCGAGCTGGACAACCTGAAAAAAGGAAAGGCAACGCAGTTTACATCGGAAACCGCGAGAGAAAACGGGAGGAAAGGCGGGTATGCAGCGGCGGAAGCCAATCGGCGCAGGAAGGCGGTTGCGGAATATGTGTGCCAGATTGGCGCCGCCCCTGTGCAGGATGACGAACAGCGGCAGATCCTGGCCGAGCTCGGCATTACGGACGAGGTCGTTCAGAACGATGCCATGATTGCCGCCGGTCTGTATTACGAGGCAAGAAGCGGGAATGTCACCGCCATCGAAAAGTGGGAAGAGATGGTGGACCGCGTCGAGGGGCAGGCGTTCGAGAATCTCACCAGCGCCGATGACCGGGCGCTGGCTCTTGCCAGGGCGCATTACCTGGAGAATATCAATTCGAGCTTCGGCGCCATCAGCGTGTATGCGCTCAAGCACCGCTACACCCACTATGAGGCCAGCGGCGGCCGCGGCAGCGGGAAGTCCAGCTGGGCCTCCCTCACCGTCGTCCGCCTGGTCATGGAGAACCCGGACGTTCACGCGCTGGTCCTGCGGAAGGTGGGCAACACGCTGCGGGACTCGGTCTACAGCCAGTATCTGTGGGCCATCGAGCAGCTGGGGGTGAGCGAGTTCTGGGAGGCGCGGAAATCCCCTCTCGAGCTCATCTATCTGCCCACCGGGCAGAAGATCCTGTTCCGGGGCGCGGACGACCCGATGAAGATCAAAAGCATCAAGATGAAGTTCGGGTATATCGGGATCACGCATTTTGAGGAGAAAGACCAGTTCTCGGGCCGGGCAGAGATCGACAGCATCCTGCAGAGCACGATGCGCGGCGGGCCGGTGTTCTGGAACTTCGAGACCTACAACCCGCCCCGGTCGAAGGACAACTGGGCAAACAAGGACAGCGAGGAGGAGAAGAAAAACCGGGTTCAGCACCGGAGCACGTACCTGGATCTGGACGACCCGGAGTGGCTGGGCGAGGCCTTTTATGAGGAGGCCGAGAGCCTGAGGGAGCGGGACGAGGGCCGGTATCAGCACGAGTATCTGGGGGTGCCGGTGGGGACCGGCGGAAGCGTGTTCGAGAACCTGGAGCTGCGGGTCATCACGGATGAGGAGCTGAGCCGGTTCGACCACATCTTTCAGGGGGTGGACTGGGGATGGTTCCCGGACCCGTACGCCTTTGTCCGGCTGCACTATGACAAGACGCGGGAGACGATCTATCTGATCGACGAGCACTTCGGCAACAGGATCTCGAACGAGCAGGGCGCCGGGTGGATCCTGGAGCACGGGTACAACGACGTGCAGACCGTCTGCGACAGCGCCGACCCCAAGAGCATCGCGGACTACCGCAGCCAGGGCATCCGGGCCAAGGAGGCCGTGAAGGGGCCGAACAGCGTGGAGTACGGGATGAAGTGGCTGCAGAACCGGACCATTGTGATCGACAAGCGCCGCACGCCGCATGCGTATGAGGAGTTCGTGAACTACGAGTTTGAGAAGAACCGGGCGGATGAGTGGATCAGCGGGTATCCGGACAAGAACAACCACACCATCGACGCGGTCCGCTACGCCCTCGAGCGCGTCTCCAACAAATTCGGCAGTAAAGCCTAAGCCCGACTTCAGTCTCTGCAATTGCGCGGAAGGGTATGTATCACCTCGCACTGACATTTCCGCGCCGCGCATATTTGTTTTGGGGTCGCCCCTCCCTTCTTCAGTTAGCGCCCGCAGTATCTTGATGAGGGGCAGATAGTTTCACTTGGCGCGCACGGCAGAGGCTGATTGGGAGCAGATTAAAATGACATCTTCAATCATCGAAAAACTCAAAGAACTCGGCTACAGCACCGTGCCGGAGGAGCACTACCGGGCGGTGGAGCTATGGAAAAAATGGTACGCGGGACATGTAAGCAGCTTCCACGATTATAAGGTATTTAACGGGCTTCGGCATGTCCCCTGCCATAAGGTCACCGCAGGCCTGGCCAAACAGGCCTGCGAGGACTGGGCCGACCGCCTGATGAACGAGAAGGTCGCGGTGCACATCGACGGCGAGAAGGAGCAGGCCTTCTTCGACCGGGTCTGCAGGGAGAACCGCTTCCGGTCCCTGATGAACCGGTATCAGGAGCTGTCCTTCGCCCTGGGCGGCGGCGCCGTGGTGGCGAGGCTGGGCGATATCGCGGTGGACTGGCGCGGACGCATCGCCGGTACGGCGGGCAGGCTGTTCCTCGACTTTGTCGCGGCGGACGGCATCTTCCCTCTCAGCTGGCAGGGCGGGGTCATCCGGGAATGCGCCTTCATGACGGAGTTCGTCAGAGGCGACGCGGCCTACTGCTATCTGCAGCTGCACGTGCTGGAGCCGGGCGGGAAGTACGCCATCGAGAACCATGTGTACCGCAGGGACGGCGAGTGCCTGACCGAGGCGGAGCTGGGCACGGTACCGGGTTTTGAGGGGATCGCCGGGCGCTTTCACACGGGGTCCGAGCTGCCGCTGTTCGTGCTGTTCAAGCCGAATATCGCGAACAACCTGGACCCGGAGAACCCGTTGGGCATCTCGGTATACGCCAACGCCATCGACCAGCTGATGGCCTGCGACAACATCTTTGACAGCTTCAACTCGGAATTCGCCCTGGGGCGCAAGCGCATCATGGTCAAGCCCGAGGGCATCCGCAGCGCGGACGGCGAGCCGTACTTCGACCCGAACGACCTGGTGTTCTATCTGCTGCCGGAGGACGCGCAGAACGAATCCACCGTGCAGGAGATGGCGGCCACGCTGCGCATTCAGGAGCATCTGACCGGGCTGGAGACGGCCCTCGGCATGCTGGCGGTGAAGTGCGGCTTCAGCCCCGGGCACTGGGAGCTGGACCGGCGGCAGCGCACCCTGCGCACGGCCACCGAGGTCATCAGCACGAACAGCGCGGAGTTCCGCACGCTGAGGAAGCACGAGATCGTGCTGGAGGAGGCCCTGATGGGGCTTGCGCAGATCGTGCTGAAGCTGGGAAACCTGTGGTTCGGGATGAAGCTGAAGGAGGACGCAGGGATCAGCGTGGACTTTGACGACAGCATCATCGAGGACAAGGAAACGAGCTTTGAGCGGGATCTGCGGATGCTGGAGATGGGCGTGATCACCCCCGCGGAGATGCGGGAGGAGTGGATTAATAAACAAAGTTCAAAGTGAAAAGTTCAAAGCTCAAATATCAAATCAGGAGGGGCAGAATGGAAGAAGAAAAGCAGGAAGAAAGCACCGTCGAGGTGAAGGCGGAGGAGGCCGTCCCCGTGGAGGAAGACGCGGCGGAGGCGGCAGATGAGGAGAAGGAGGACCCCGAGACCGTAAGGCTGCGGGAGGAGCTGGCGGCCGTCAGGGGCCAGCTGCTGCGCCTTGAGCACGAGCGCTATCTGCTCTCGCGCGGGGTGCCGGAGGAGGACCTGGACTATTACGCCTTCAAGATCGAGCACAGCGAGGGCGCCGGGGACGACTTCCGGAAGGCCGCGAGGGACTATCTCAAGGCGCACCCGGTGCGCAGGACCGCGGTGAGCTCGGGGGCCGAGCTGGGCGCCGCCGGCGTCCGCAAACCCGGCAGCGCGAACGAGATGATGAACCAGCTGCTGAGAAACCGATAAGGAGGAATTTATAATGCCGAGTATTGAAAGAGACAATCTGGCGGGGATGATTCCCGAGCCGGTCACGAGAGAGATTTTCCAGGGCGTCGTGGAGCAGAGCGCCGTGCTGAGG